GTTCCGCCAAAGAAGGCTGACCCACAGCCCGAAGTTTTACCCGTCTCGGTGGTTGGTACTCACCAACTGCCGCTAATCTAAGCCGTTAGCCCGCTCGGAGCAAATATGAATCCTGAATTGTCAAAAAAAATGCTTGCTGCTCTTAGGCACATGAAGCGAAATAATAATAAATTGGTTCGCTTCCCTGGTGGCTATTGGGCGCGTGAGGGCTGGCATTCTTGGAATGGTCCCTGCTGGGGAACGCCAACAGTCGAAGGTATTGTAAGGCGTGGCTATGCCGAGTATACAGTTTGGAAAGATGGTCGCAGTGGTAAATTCCCAATTGAGTGCGGGCTAACACAGCGTGCACTGGACGAATGGGATTCACTCGCGCCGCAGGCATTATCCACGCCCGAAGTTTTATCCACCGAAGAAGCGGAATCTGCTCCCGCCATTCGCCAGTAACGCAAACCGTTAGAAGGCTAAAACAATGGAGTCTTTGCGTCAAGGTGATGTTCTCGAAGTCCTGCAAACGCTCGAAAGTGAAAGCGTTGATATGGTCTTTGCTGACCCACCTTTCAATATCGGCAAGAAGTACGGCGGCAAGGCAAGTAACGATAACCGCTCAGATTATTATGAGTGGTGCGCCACTTGGATTGCTGAATGTTTCAGAGTTCTAAAGCCAACAGGCACATTTTATCTTATGACAATCGCTCGGCATATTTTTCGCATGGGCTACGAAATGGAAAAGCACGGCGTATTTGTCAATAAAATCGAATGGCGCAATGTTTCAGCGTCACACATGAAAAAGCAGTTCTGGCCCGCAACACAATCAATAGCCATGTTCGGTAAAACAGAAGATTATAAATTTCACACCTACGCCCAAACTCGCAAGATTTCAAAAGAGAATTTGCGTTGGGGCGGATACACCACCGAACCGAAAGGGCAGTTACTTGATTATTGGGATGATATTCCTTTTGTCTATGCTGGCTCGGTAGCGCACCCCGAAGCAATACTAAAGCCTGGCACAAATGAGAAGGCACATCCCGCACAAATGCCAGTCAATCTTGCTGTTCGTTGTATCCTGTTTTCAACAGATGAAGGTGATACCGTTCTTGATCCGTTCAACGGCTCAGGCACAACAGGCGAAGCGTGTATAAAATTCAATCGTCACTTTATAGGCATTGAAAGAGAAACGGAGTATGTTCAAATGGCTCGTGAAAGATGGTCAAAGGTTCGGCTATCCCCATCGTTCTTTACGCCTTCTAACAACCGCTTGCACCTGACGGGGGGTACTGTCCCCGCTCAGGGAGATTTATTCACCCCCGAAGATTTACCGTCCGAAGGGAAGTTACCTGCACCCACCCCCCGCAGGTAAAGCAAACCGTTAGCCAGCCACTTGGCATAAAGAAAGGTTTTTGAAATGGAAGAAGAAAAGGTCAAGCTGTTGGAGGTTGCTCTATGGGAAAGCGATCCCTGGAAACAAACATCTGAGTTTGAGTTTGTCTGCCTGCATTGTGGCAGTAAATTCAATGGCGGCGTGCCAGCCGATACCCATAAGCAGGATTGTATCTGGCTCGTCAACTATCTTGAGGTAGAGGGCTGGCTAACACAAGATGCAGCCGACTTGCTACAACGTCCCGCTTGCTGTGCTTCATTCGTTGCGTTCGGCGTCCATCACAAAGATTGTCGGATGGCACAAACCGCAAGCGGCTAATCCAAACCGTTCGGCGTCTTGTTGAAGGAGATAGTCATGCTTGAAAAACTAATCAACTCTCTGAAACATAAGTTCCATTTTTGCAGTGAACCTAATTGCTGGAAACATGGCGAAGATGTAATTGAGTGTTATCTGCCAAATTACGAAGTTGACGAAGAAGGTTTTCGCACTAATGACAAGCCAGATTATTACTACTGTTGGGATCACGCAGATAAAAACGGCTTCTGTAAAATGTGCGGAGAATTCTGGGCAGGTATCGAAAGTTTTGAATTCATCCATCCTGGCTATTGCGATAATTGCGATGACGAAATGGAGCGCGATTTCGACAGAGGCTTTGATGATGAAGATTACTTTGACGGCGATGACGACGCCGAACAAAGCGTGCACTGGACGGCGGAAGTAGCCGCCGAAAATTAGTGGTCTTGCGTTGCGGTGGCTCTGGTTCAATCCCGCCGCCAGTAACGCAAACCGTTAGGCTTCTTCGTGCGCGGTCTGAAAGTCGCTGAAAATTGGCTCACGAAAACCTTGACACCTTGAAATAAGTGTGTATAATCCTGAATGTGATGGTGAACAGTACGAATACTTCACTGCTAATGAAAATAATTCGTGCTGGCTTGTTCCTCACAACTTTAACAAAGTGCGGTAGTGAATGAGTGAGTTACTTCATTGGGTGAACGGAAGCGGACTGGTTCGCCAGTAGCGCACGAAAAATACTCTCTCAGCCTGTTCTCCGCCAAATTTTCTCTCCATAGGAGTAGTGCAATGAAAACGAATACAATCCCCCGCTTTACCGAAACAACCCATGAAGGCGCACCCGCCAAACGCATCAACGCCGAACAGCAGTTACGGCGTTCTGTTTTGGCGTGTATGCTTTGGGAAAATACTTTCTACGAAGATGGGCAGTCAATCGCAGAACGTATCCAATCTTTGATTGCCCAAGTTGATCCTGCGAAAGTTTCGGCTTTGGCAATCGAAGCCCGTGAGAAAATGAAGTTGCGCCATGTTCCTTTGTGGATTGTGCGCGAAATGTCGCGCCTCCCGAAACATAAAGCATTTGTTGCTGATACGCTTTCCAGCGTTATTCAGCGGGCTGATGAGTTGGCAGAGTTCGTTTCGCTTTACTGGCTGGAAAAGCGTCAGCCGCTTTCAGCACAGGTAAAGAAAGGTCTCGCCCAGGCTTTCCAAAAATTCAATGCTTACCAATTGGCGAAATATGATCGTGAGGGCGCGGTTAAGTTGCGTGATGTTCTTTTTCTGTGTCACGCGAAGCCGAAGGATAAAGAGCAGGAAGCCATCTGGAAGCAATTGGTTGATGGAACTTTGCCAATTCCGAATACATGGGAAAACCGCCTGTCCGCTGGTGAAGATAAAAAGGTTGTATGGGAAGCCATGCTCAAAGAAAATGAATTGGGCGCACTGGCTTTACTCCGCAACCTTCGCAACATGGCAAGCGTCAACGTTGATGAAAATATCATTTTTCCTGCGCTTGAAAAGATGAAGGTTGAGCGCGTCCTGCCTTTCCGCTTTATCTCTGCGGCAAAGTATGCCCCGCAATGGGAAAGCCATCTCGAAAAGGCGATGTTGAAATGTCTCGAATGTCGCTCAAAGTTGGAAGGTAAAACCATTTTGCTTATTGATGTATCTGGCAGTATGGATGCGGCAATTTCCAGTAAGTCCGACCTTATGCGCTTCGATGCGGCAAACGGGCTTGCAATTCTCGCCCGCGAGTTATGCGAATCGGTTGCGGTGTATTCCTTTTCGAGTAATCTGGTTCGTGTCCCTGATCGGCGCGGCTTTGCTTTGCGCGATGCGATTTCAAACAGTCAGTCACACAGTTCAACTTATCTCGGTCAGGCGATTGCAACTATCAATGAAAAAGAAACCTATGACCGCATAATTGTTTTGACTGATGAACAGTCGCATGACGCAGTGCCAAATGCCAAAGCGAAAGGTTATCTCATCAACGTAGCCGCCAACAAAAACGGCATTGGATACGGAGCGTGGACACATATTGATGGTTGGTCGGAAGCCGTGTTCGATTACATCGGAGAAAACGAAAAGTGAAATATCACGGCGGAAAACGGGATGGTGCTGGTCGCCATCCCGTTACTCATAAAAAAAAGCGTTGCAATGTTACTCTCGCTTCCGATGTTTTGGAAATTTTAGAGACGCTTTGCAATGGCAATCGTTCTGCCGCAATTGAGTTTGTCTCTAGGCATTGGCGAAGCCTAACACCGCGTGAACCCGACAAAAGGGATTCTGCGGCATCTCAGGCAGTTTCCAAGCCCAAGCGTTTATCTACTAAAAAAGGTTTGTCCTAGCCCGCCCTTTTGCGGGTTACGCAAACCGTTAGGCGGCTTCGCCCGAAAGGAATAACATGGCAAATATTTACAAAGTTTACATTGACGATCCCGCCGCTGGTAATGTAGCAGTCTGGACGATGGAAGCGGCAAATCCCGCTTCTGCAATTTCGAAGGTTATGCGGCGGGTGTCTTATGGTAAATCTGCGCGTGTCGAATCCTTTGAAGTTTCGGCAGAGTTGGAAGTCCGAGATATGACTTACGCAGAATATAAAGCCGCCCAACCCTTGCGTGCAGTTGACGGCGGGGATGCTGGCGATCTGGAAGGCGATGTGGAATAACCCCGCCGCAACTAACGCAAATACCTGTTCGGAGGCACGCCGAGAAGGAAACAAGACGAATTGCTTGAATACAATCCGCTGGTTCGTGAATGGGAATGCACGCACGACCATGAAGCCGCCGAACAAAGCGTGCAGTCGGACGTGTGCCACGAGTGCGGCGCAACCGAAACTATTGATCCATACAATGACGGCGTTCCGATCTGTGTCGAGTGCGGCACACGCCGCTAACGCAAGCCGTTAGCCAGCCTCTTGCTGGCGGAGGTATTGAAATGCTAATAAAAATCATAATTGGAATTTTCATTTTCATAATCATACGAGATATTCTTGCCGCTTTGCTTGGTTGGGGTGGTGATGGAGAAGGGTCGGTTAGTGAATTTTTTAGTGATGTGAAACATAATCGTGCCATTGAGAGGCAATGGAGAAAAGATGGCTGTCCTTTTGTCTCCACTACTATTGGATGGCGTCCCGATCCGCATTGCAAGGAGGACGGTTATAAGTTTAATGGTGTGGATGACTGGGGTACGCCTAGTTACTCGAAATTAATTCGAGGGGGAACAAAAGAATACCGCGAGAAATTTGCCAGAGATGTAGAAGCGTCAAAACGAGTTTGATTTAGGCGGCGGAAAGTCTGCCGTAGTGGTAGAACTCACCGATGAAAATCGCCCTGCCATGGTTGGGCGGCTCTTGCTCAACGAGAAAGGAATCGCAAATGAAACGCTTTGACGAATTCGACAAAGAGTTCAACCGTATGCAAAAGTTCGCTTATGGCTGGTTTATCTTTGTCGCCTTGCTCACCGTCGCGCTTCTTGGTGGCATTGGCTTTGTTGTGTTCAAGGTGTTGGCGCACTTCGGCATTTTGTAAGCCGCCCAACACAGCGTGCAGCGGATTTTGGTGGGCTGTGCGCCATCTCGAAGTCTTTTCTACCCTTTAGTTTTATCTGGCTTGGCGGTTTATCCTACACCCACCACCAAAACCGCTAACGCCAGCCGTTATGCCGCTCCCTTGCAAAAGGAAGTTGGCGAAAGGAAAATGAAATGGGATACCTTTGGCAGAAAGCAAATGCTGAACTTGCCAATCGTCCATTTGCTGATTTGTTAATGAATCTACTAGACAAGGCACGACACGCGCAGTACGAACTGCGAAGCACACAAATCAATTGGCGCGAGGAATGCTTATTCAATTGCGATGATCTTTTGTCGGAGATCATCGCGGATTTGGAAAGCCGAACTGGTGGCGGACAGTCAGAATGAGCCGCCTATGTGGAATACGAAAGGAAATAATGCGCCTCAAACTATTCCTTCTCCTTCCTCTCATCCTGGCGTGCGGCATTCAATCTGCGGCAACGACGCCAGCAGCGATCCCGTCCCCATCTTCAACGCGTGCAGAAAATATAGCAATCGCAGCGTCGGAAACGCCAGACGGATCCGCGTATGTCGTATGCGGCGCGAAAGCCGTCCACCTCCGCGCGGACGCGGGTATCGAGCATCCCGTCATCGGCTGGCTGTTCGATGGAGATAGAATAGATATAAAAGGATCGAAGAAATCGAGCGATGGGGGAATATGGTTTTCCGTCCGCAGTGGCTGGATGAATTCAAAATTCGCCTGTCGCATCGTAAAATCACCACTTGAGCGCCCAACTGACCACATAGCGAGAATACCAATCCAGCACGGAACCACTCCTGACTGGTCCAACCCTCTTACTACCATTTGAACGCTTCGTTCATCGTCAACACATCGCCTGTCGCCCATGTGAATGGCGCGCTTAATGAAAGCGGAGTGGGGACAATTAAAGAACCCGACACGGAATAAAAACGCGCCGATAATTTTCCGTTCGGATCATAAATAATATTGCCGCTGTAATTAAGCGTCACATTAGCGTCGTGACAGTTCGTATTCCCCCCAAAAGCATTCCGCGCGTTGACGTTGTAGTTCAACGGCGTCACCGGCGGCGTAAACGCCACGTCTCCGGCAATCGCCGATGTGCTTCCAAATTCAAATTCCACCTGATAAATAAAAATTCCAAAGCCCGCGCGGAATTTTTGAACAAGCGTTCCGTTCCCAACCGTAACGTTGGACAACGTCGCGCTGAAATTAAAATCATACGGAAATCCATCCGGCTGCTCGAAATATGAAATATATGTATCGGTGATCGTCGCCGCCGCCATTTCGTAATCTGTATTTATGATGAGCGTTACGGTTGTGTTCGGATCGGAATACGACGACGACTTGACGACGCCGTAATCAAAACTTCCGCCATCCTTGTAGCGAACGCGCGTTCCCTTGCGATATTTTGCGGCCTTGTCCCCAGATACCGTAAATGTATGATTGCCTGTGCGCGTCCACGTCTCAGGGCAGGAAGTCCATTCTACCCCCGCAGCCGCATTGTTTAGCAGCCACGATTCAATCGCCGTAATTTCGTTTCCGCGCTCGTTTTGATGGAGAGCCAAAACGCTGTCGGCAAGATCTATCAAAGTTGGAAATGTCTTTACGCTGCTCGGAAACATTTTTACTCCGATTCAATATGGAAACGGACTATTTTGAATGATATACAAAATAGCCAGACACGCGAAAATATAGAACAACAACCCGGATATGAATATTATTTTTTCCATTTGTTCAACTTCCATCCGGGATAATAGCGACCATCCAGGCGAGTTGCGTCACCGCATACGATCCCGCCCCGCAATATTCGCGAAATTTGATCACTCGTGAACCCGCCGCCACAGCCGATTTATATCCGATCACCATTTTCGGCGTATTATCTTTTGCATAACTCGTGCTGGTCGTTAAACCGGTTGTATCCTGCCCGTCAATATGAAAATAACAATCGAAAAATCCATAAAGATTGGGGGTATCGGTCGCGTATTCGCTTACATATCCGATGCAAAACAAAGTGGATTGTACGTTGACGGTCACATTTTTTGAACTATTTGGCATATCGCGCCATATGGCTGTTCCGTAGGAATGTCCGGCCGCGCTGCTATGCCAATCCATTTTGAAGCCAAGCCCTCCAAATCCGCTCCATGCGGGCGCAGAGCCGGTCGAGGAAAGTATTTTTTTGGCCGCGCCAAGCGGAAGCCAGGCTGGGGCGGAGCCTGTCGAGTACATTGTCGCTCCCGCGCCGCCAAGCGGAAGCCAGGCTGGGGCGGAGCCTGTCGAGTACATTGTCGCTCCCGCGCCGCCAAGCGGAAGCCTGCCCAATTGATTTGCCGCTGCCGCATACGCGATATCGCCAGCCGTCACATACGGCCATAATGCCTCTATATTATCTCGCAGAAACGTATTGTGCTGAGCCGCAGACCATGAATCTCCGTTTGCGACTGTCGGCACGGTATTTTTATTCGCCATTCTTCGTCTCCGTCTTTTGTTTTTTCAAAAGTTCAATTGTTTCCCCTGGACTCCAGCTTCTCGCTATCCCCGGCGCCGCGCTTATTGCATTTATCGCCCCGTCTACCGGTTTTAATTTTAAATTCACGAATACCTCCCGCGTCAGCAGCTCGGTCTCGATCTCAATTCTATTTTTGGGAAACGATACCTTTCGTAGTTTTCCGCCGCTAACTGCGTTCCCACATGACGCGCAAAAATATACGGGATCGACTGGCTCGACGTAATTTGCCGCGCCGCACCCGCAATCTGCGATCCACCGTCCAAAATCAATTCGCGCAAATACATTCTCTTCGCATATATCCGACGATATAACGAATCCTTTTCGCGCCGCCAGTCCGTTTATCATTTCCCTGAAATTCTTAAATCCCAGTTCCTTCGCCTTATCGTTGCCGGAGAATATCTTATCCATTTTATCCTCTTTCGATCAAAATATCGTTGTTATTCCAAAAACGGCGGGAAATACCCACGTCCCGCTTACATTGCCAAGAAGATTCGGTTCCAAATGAACCTCCGTTTTTATCCGATATCCCAAATCGTCAATCCAAGAACGCTTAATATATCCAATTCGATATTCGCCGCTGATGCCATTTTTTGCGAAATCCACCAGTACAAGCCCAAATAATCGCAATCCAAAGCTTACGTCGAATTTATCCAATAAAACATGGAACCTCGGATACTGTCTCTGATTCGCAAGACGAGTTTTTAAAATATCCGCCTCGTCTCGCGCCGTATTGATGTCTTGCAGCCAGTCGCTCTTCACCTCGAATCGCCGCTCACCGAACGCGGATATGCTGTCTGTGTCCTGGCTCTCCACGAACGTGTACTTGTCCGCCGCGATCGCGTTCCCGCGCAGTTGCAGCGTTGTCATATAGGCGTTCGTCCCGCCGTTGTTCGTCACCGTCAGCTTCGCGCTTCTGGCAAATATGCTCAATGTCACAGTAATGTTCGAGCTCAGGTCAGACCCGCTCCCGTCGGAGGCTGAGTTCGCCTCGTAATCCGTATTCTCCGTGGGCGTTGTGATCGATGATGCCACCGCATCCTCGCCGCTCACTGAAAAATCAGCCCAGATCTCGCGGCTCTCCCCTGCAGGGATCAGCACCTTGTCGCTCGTACTCCACAGCGTGACCCCTGTCTGCAGCGTCCGCTTCCGCGCATACACGCGGATGCTGTTCCGTATCGATTCCCACGGCGTCGGCGTTTTTACGCCATAATTCCAATCTATATCCGCATCCGTGATTGTCATCAACGGCGTATCATCGCTCACGCGACTCTTGTAGACTGCCGTTCCATCCTCCGCGATGCAGAACATGCCCATTGCCGCGTCTGCAATGCCCTGGATCTCGTCGAACGCGCTCTTCCCGCTTGCCCACCAGTATTCCATCGCTTCGCTGACCGTCGTGTCTATGTCCGAACCGTCCGTCCATCCGTAGGCGCTCAGGCATGCCGCCACTGCCGCGTCGTAGCGGATTGCATTCTGCACCGTCGTGCGGATGTTTTTCTCTTTCAGGTCCGCAACCGCGTTGACCAGGGAAATTTTTACCTTATTCACGTCCCCATAAACAGGACGGATGTCCTCGATCCGCCCCGTCATTATAAAATTGCGCGTTAAGTCCGCTTCACGTTGTACTTGTAAAATAAATTTTCGCCCAGGTAAAATCATACCTGCTAAGGGGCTTCCCAAATTGAATGGATCGAATCGCCCATCCGTATTTAATAAAGTTATTGTTCCCCTTCCCGTCATAATAGATTCGAAGCCGTCGCCGCTACCGTTCAGCGGCCACTTCCTGCCTGTTTCCGTTTCAACATCTATCATGTATCGCGCTTCATTTGAGTAATCAATATTTCCATCCCCATCCCAATCCACGGCGAAAATCCACGTCAGCGGGCGCTCCACCGTCGCCGCCCCGTACGTCAACCCGCTCGCCCCGTACAGCGTCCCGTCCCCGTATCGGCTCGTGCTCACGCCAGCCCCCTCTCCCGCAAGATCACCTCCACCGCCGCGCTGATCTTCCTCGCCACGTCCTTCTCGTCCGAGATTCCGTCGCTCGTCACGTTGATGTTGAACATTATCCCGCCGCCAACCCCTCCACCCGCACCGAGCGCCAACTGCCCGCCGCCCAATCCAACGGGCTGCGCTTGCAATTCCAATGAGCTCCTGAAAGCGGGCATCTCCGTCCGCGCCAGGTGTTTCAGCGCGTCTCCCACGCCCCACAGACCGATCTCCCACGGCGTCGGGCTCCCTGGCGTCATCCAGCGCGGCAGGCTCATATTCGATATTTTCTGCGCCAGCTGCCTGATCCAATCCACCACGCCGCTGATGGCTTTCCCGATTTCCTCGAATGCCGGGGTCAGCTTCTCCTTCAGCCAGCTCCACAATTTTTCGACGATCGGGAACACATTATCCCGGATCCAATTGAACCCTATCATCAAATTCGGGATCCACACATTCGTGATATATGCTCCGATAACTTCGAACGCCTTCCCCAACACCGCCCCGATCAACTCCGCCAGTGCTCGCACTATCGGAAAAATATACGTCTGCAAAAATGACCACACCGCTGTGATGGCGGGCAATAAAACGTTGCTCCACATATTGCTCAGCCACGCCAGCGCCGCAGGGATCGCCACGCCCAGCCATTCCTTCAACGCATTGAATGTCGGCTGCAAATTCGCCCACACGCCCATCAATGTATCGCGTATCCCGCCCCAGTTGTTCGTCCACGCCTCGTAAACCAAATATACCGCCGCCCCGATCAGCAGCAGCACCGCGATCACAGGCAGAAGCGGAGCCAGCGCTGTCCACGCCGCAATGGCGGTCGTTACACCCCATGCCAGCGCCGCCACTCCCAGCGCCGCCAAGATCCCGATCACGATCCCCTGATTATTCTGCAAAAATGCGATGAACCGGAAGAACCCGTCTATCAGCACGGGGATGTACGCCACCGCCTGGCTGATGAAGTTCCCGATCATCTCCACAAACGTCGAGATGCCCGCCTGCACGTCGGGTCGCTCGAAGATCGCCACCACCGAATCCATCGCCTTCCCCAGCGCGTCCATCATCGTCTCACCCACAGGCGCCAGCGCCACCGTGATCTTGTTCTTGAACGTCTGCCACTTCTCGCCCCAGTCGGCGGTTGCTGCGCTTGCTTCCATGATCGCGCCGTCCGCGTTCTGCATCGTCTGCACCAGCGCCTCTACGTCGAACTTCCCGCTGCGGATCGTATCGAACATATCGCCCGCCGCCTTCGCCCCGAACACCTCCGTCGCGATTGCCAGCGCGTCCGTCTCGCTCGTCGCGTTTTGTATCGCATCCACCGTATCCCACAAGCCCGTGTTCATGTCCACGCCCTGCTTGATGAACTTCCCCTGCGCAATTCTGAGGCCGCTCATCACGATCTCTATATTCACGCCCTGCGCCTCGAACGAAGCTAGGATGCCAGCCGCTTCCTCGAATGAAAACCCGAAGTTCCTCATCGGCGCGCCGTACTGTACGACTCTCTGCATCAACTGATCCAGCGGAGCGCCCGTCTGCTGTGCCGCCACAAACAAACTATCCAATGCTGTGGACGCGTCCTCGATGGGCAGGTTCCAGTCGCCCATCACGCGCGTGAAATCCTCGGCATTCGCCGCCACGTCCCCGCCCAATATCCGCGATACCTCCAACAGAGGAGCCGCCAAGTCCTGCAATGCGGGACCTGAAATATCGAGCCGCGCGTTCAGCACGCTGATCGCATCTGCCGCCGCGCCAGCATCCGCAGGCACAGACGAAAATACCGCCTCGAAATCCTCCCGCAATCCTTCCAATTCTGGACCCACCGCGCCTGTCGCCACAGCGATCGTATCCATCGCCTCGTCCATCGTATTGCCTGCGTCCCACGCCGCCGCCCCCACTGCCGTGATCGCCGCCCCCGCCGCGGTCAACGCCCCCACCACCACAGCTCCGCCCACATTGGACAGGTTCTGCGCGAACGTGTTCGTCGCCGCCTGCGAGCTGTTCAAAGCCTCCAGGTACGCGTTATCGTCGAGCGATAGTAACGCCAGCAGGTTTGATAATACGGTCATGCGTCACTTCCTCAAATACCCTTTCAAATTCTCGAAGAACTCTCCAGGGCTGAACGTCGTCTTGATCTGCTTCCACAGCCTGAAATCGTCCGTCTGTTTCGCCTTGCTGTTCTTCGGCTTGTTCGCGTTGTATAGGATCGCCGTCACCTGTGCCAGGTGAAAATCCGTCAACTCGTCGCCGAACGGCTCCAGGTTGTAGTACGCCATCCATTCCGTGAACACGTGCGACGGCATCTCATCCATCAGCGTGTCCACGTCCCAACGCCCAAGCGCCTTCGCTAATCGGAAGGCAAATCTGCGGCTTGGGCGTCGTTCGAGTTTTTTTCCAGCTCCTCCATCTCCTGCTTCGAGAAGCCGCTCAGCCTCTGCGCTGCCTCCGCGATTCTTGCGATTGCCGCCGCGTTCTTCTGCTGCAGCAGCGCGATATCCTTATCCTCGAACAGCCGCTTGCCGTCCTCGTCACAGATCGCCAGCGACGCGAACTTCACTGTGAACGTCCGCGCGAACGAATCCTTCCCCTTGGACTCCTTGAACTTCGCCGCCGCTTCCTCGATCTGCCCGCGCTCCGCCGCCGTGATCGACCGCACGAACACGCTCCCATTCCACTCGGGCACGTCCACCTGCTCGATCTTCACATCTCGCGCCTGCAGGATGTCTTGCTTCGTCAAAATTGACATAACAACCTTCCTTCCTGTCCCATCCCCCTCCCCCATTTCGTCCCGAGCGAATGCGATGGATCTAAATGGGGGAGGGCAGGGTGGGGGTCTACGTGATCGTCGGCTTGCCCGTCGGCTGGATCGTCACATCCGCCTTGTAGTAGTCTTCCTGCTCGGCGATCAGACCGACCTTCGTGATGAACGCGCTGAAAGAGATCGTCTCGTCCGAACCGTCAGGCGAAACCACAGCCATCGCCACGCTCGACTCACTGTCGAACGCCGTGCGGATCGCCGCATGAGTCGTGTCATCCGAATCCCACGCCAGCGTCACCTTGAACTCGTTCAACTTGCGCTTGCCCGTGCTCACGTACTTCGCCCAGCCGCCCGTCGCGCTATGCGGCGTCGCCTCAGCCACGAAGCGCTCGAACTCCGGGATCTCGCCCTCCACCATGTACGCGATGGCGGTCAGCGATGTACCGACTGTGATCTTCACTTGAAGCCCGAAACCACCTTCTGCTGTTACTGCCATTCTGAACTCCTTTTCTTGTATATTTCTGACCGCTGATCAGCGACATGAAGCACAGAAGCGCCGCCGCTCACAGCTGACACACTAATTCTCGATCCTCAAGCGGATCTTCTCCAGCCACGCAGGTTTTTCCATTGGGAGTTTTGGCTGGCGCACGTATGTTCCGACCGACCGTTTCCCATACTCATACCTGCCGAAAACCTTCGTCAACGGACCGCTCGCTACTGTGATTCGCTCTGGGTGCTGACACCTGTCGAACGCCCTCGACCATAATTCATAATGCTTCTCCAGCGGCGCCTTGAACACGGGATGCGTGAAGCCTGGGCGCGGGTGGCAATACTTCACGGCTCCCTGATAGCAGTCCATCCCGCACAGGATCACTGGGTCGTAATCCATCCACAACGCATACCACGTCGCCAGGCACGAACTCTGGTTGCCGTCCCACCAGCCCCTCGGCAGTTCCACGTGACTCTCAGGCTGCGGGCTCACCACCACGCCCGTGAATGTCTTCAGCACCTCAGCCACCGCGGGCGCCCACATCAGCTTATCCTGGAACACCAGCACATCTGGATCGCAATGGTGGAACGCATGGTCGTTCACGCTGATTAGCACGCAGTCCTTCGGCAGGCGCGCCAGGTCCTTCGGCAGGCTCGGGCCACCTCCCAGTACCGCCGCGGGTCGTCTCCCGCCGTACACAGAACTATCCACCGTCCACTGTCCACTATCCACTGTCATGACTCCTTGTAATGCACGATCACGTCCAGCCTCTCGGCGGGCAGGTTGTGCAGCTCTGCCCAATCGTCGCTCTGAATCGTCTTGCAGAACTTCACGGGCACCGTACCCATGTTGCCCTTGTACCCGTCCAGCGCCGTGCGCATTAAGCCAGCCAGGCCTGAAGCCTTCTCATACGCGCCCACCGACGCCGTACCCTGCACGATGATATCGATCTGGATGCGCGCCTTGTGATACTTGATCGCGCCGCCGTGTGACAGCACCTGCTCATCGTCGATCACCTGGTACGACCACGCGGGATAACTCACGTCTTGCGGCACCTCCAGCGGATACGCCTTGCCAGCGGTCGGCACCTGCGCCTCGATATACACCACCAGGCCTTCCTGTATCGTCGCCATCTATCCTCGCGCCGCCTTCTCGATCTCGCGCCTCAAAACCGCGCCGATAGCCTGCATCGCCGCAGGTCCCTGGCTGTCCGCCGCGGGCCTCAGGAACGGCTTCGCCGCGTACCCCTTCACCTTCCGCGCGAAGATCAACTTCCCGTCGATCGTGAACACCATCGCGGGTTTCCTGCCCGCAAACTGGCGCTTGATGCTCCTATAAGCAGTTCGTCCCTGCGCATACCGCGCCTTGATCTCCTTTCTCGTCCTCTTGCGTTTTTTCACGCCGTGCGCCTTCACGCCGTACTCGTGGAATCGGTAATACCAGTGTTCCTTGTCGGGACCGATCGCCACGTACAGCGCATCCGGTTTGATGCCCTGCGCCCCAGCCGAGCGCCAGTTCTTCGCCAGCTCCGAGCCCTTCATCACCTCGAATTCGATGTGCGGACCAGGCGCCTTCTGTTCCGCCGCGGACTGGATCACGCCGCCGCCTCCAGCCAGCGCCTCCCTGACCACCGCCTCGCGCGTTGCTTGTGCTAGCCGCTCCAGCTTGCGGTTGAACTCCGCCAGCGACTTCGGCTCGATCGTCAGTTTGGCGCGGATGTTCTTGGCGCCCTTGAAGCTCGGTCGCGGCATGTTATTTTTTTTCCTCTGGCGCCTTTGCATCTGGTGCCTTTGGCGCCTTTGGTAGCGTTTCCACAGCAACGGCCCTCTCCAGCCCGATCAGCCGCGCCGCCTCTTCCTGCTCCACGCGCACCTCGCTCCCAGCCAGGAACACCCCCCCGTTGATCACTTCGCCTCCCAGTAAACGTATCAAAACCAGCATGCCAGCCTCCTAACTGAACTCCGAATACACACCGAACGACGACTCCTCCACCGCCGTGCATGTCCCCGTCCCCTCGAAGCGGAACCGCCACTCGCCTTCCTCGTCCGTCACTACGTCCAGGTGGTATATGCCTGTCCCATCTCTCACTAGCTCCGCATCCGTCCCGTACACGTAGGTCGTCACGTTCCCGCTCGGGTCCATCACCTTCGCCGTCACCGTTGTCGGGTCCGTCGCCACATCGTCCACCGCGAACGTACAGCTCGCCCGCACCTTCTGCCCCTGCTTGTAATAGTTGATCGTCATAATGGCTTTATCTCCAGGCTCGCGTCATCCATCAGCATATCGGATAGTCCTGCGCTCCATAGGGCATAGTCTGATACGATGGCAGCATCAATCAGACTATCGCTCATCGTCGCTATGCCAAAGAACGGACCCGCAAGGATCGGTCGCGCGCTATCTGTTTCGAATACCTGCCCAACGGACACAAATATCGTACCCAGTTGGGAGATTGATATCGCACTGTCCGTCTCCACAACCTGCGCTACCGCCACCCGCTTCTGCGGGAACAGCCCTTGGGCCAGGTCAGTCTCAGCCACAGGCGAGACGAGGAACACCTTCCGCGCCGTAATGGAAAACGGCTCGTCCGTCTCTACAACCTGCCCCACCTGCTCAACGATTACGGTTCCCAAAGACAGAGCGCTATCCGTCTCCGTAACCTGTCCCATATCCACGATTTTGGTGATCGTAAATTGGAACGTGCTGTCCGTCTCTACAACCTGTCCAACATCGTACACATGCGCGGGCGTGATCGTCTGCGCGCTATCCGCCTCTGCATTCTGCTCTGTGGCTTTCTGCTTGATCCGTGCAATCGCTTGGGCCGCGTCCGTCTCCGTGACCTGGTTCACCGTCCCGACAATCTGTGTTCCCAACGACAGCGCGCTATCCGTCTCCTCTGCCTGCCCTATTGCCTTCTGCTTGCTTCGTGCAATAGCCTGGACGCTATCCGTCTCGCTCGCCTGACCGACTGTTCCAGCTTTCGCTGCTGAAATTGCCTGTGCGTTATTTGTCTCTGATACCTGCCCGACTGTATATACTCTCTGTGGCGTGATAACTTGCGCTGCATCCGCCTCAGCATTCTGCCCGACAGCCTTTGCCTTGCTCATCGCAAACGCCTGCACCGCATCCGTCTCCGATGCCTGCGCTAACGCATACAGCCTCGCAGCACTGATCGCCTGTGCGCTGTCCGTCTCAGAGTTCTGCCCCAACAGCTTGTTTTTCAGCCGCGTCACAGCCTGCGCCAGGTCAGTCTCGCTGATCTGGTTCACCGTCCCCGTGATCGGAGAACTGCCTAAATTTCCGCCTTCCCAGTCATCGATGCGGGTTCCCGATCCGCTGTCATATCCGCACAACCCCGCCGCCCCGCTGCTCAAACTGGAATCGGTCTGCGCGCCAGGCGTCCCAGTGGAACTTCCATCGACATACGGCGTGATGGTTGTCCCTTCCGCCTCGATTCGTACAATATCGCTGACAGCAAACTGACCAGCAGTTGACCCCAATTGTGTCCAACTGCCCGAAACCATTTTGAACAAATAGCCCGAAGTACTATAATTCGCAGCATACCACCCGTAATAATTCCCCCCCGTCGCGGCGCGCACACATACTCCGATAAAATGTCCCGCTTGAGCTGAAATCCGTGCCTCGGAATACTGGTCGTTATTGAACGAATCCGCATTCCAAAATGCCCCCATCTCATTCCCGCCGTTGTTGGGATATACATCATCAGAGGCAGCCAGCACCTGCAATGTCGATGCAGCTCCCTGTGCCATCGTCCAGTTCGCCGAATAGCTCGTCAGGTTGGCATTTGCGCCAGTGGTAAACGCATCGGAAGCGGGCAGTGTCATGTGATCCTACAAGGTACCTATTCCAAAATAAAACGGCGTGTCGCCCCATTGTTGCGCAAGCGACCGCAGAATGACGCGGATCGTCGTCCCCGCGCTCACCTGGCTGTAATCATAGCGGAACGAATCCGCCGTAGCCCGCAGGTTTGCCCGCCACGCATCGGGCAGGTCTCCCCACGTCTGATTCAGGTTGATCTCATCGGGGATGATGTACTGCCCGTGCATGGCATGATGTCGTTGCGCAAATTGCGCCAGTCCGCAGATAACCCGCAGTAACTCGCGGTAACTGGTCGAGCCAGCCTGCACCCAATCGGCGGGGATGCGCACCGTTTCGAGCGCCGCCTGCACGGTTGGCAATGCCTGCGCGGTCACATTGCCGTCTATATTTGCAGGCACGCCGAATACATCTGCATTGGCTGTCAGCCCATTGAACTGCGCCACGGTCACATCGCAGGCTGCAACGCATTGCGCCAACAGACCGAAATCGAAGATATTCCACTGCACATCCAGCCCGTCGGGATTATCGCGCCATTTTAGATACTTCGGACCCCGCCGTCCGTTGACGACAGACAGGGGCATCAACAAATATCGGATCGCCATTACTACGACGCCCTGAAGAAACCAGCCGCCGCGATCTGCGCCACAATATCCGAACCGTCTGGCGTCACCGCAAAATCGTGGCACGTCAGCGGGATGATGTTGCTGTCCGTCCCGCCTGTCGTGTCGCCGTCGTAGCACACGATGATGTCCGTCCACGCATCGCCTGCCGCGATCGCGCTCCACGTCTGGTCGGGCAGGTCAATGTCATAACGGTCGTTCGTGTCGTCGGGTGCGGGCAGTGCCGAAAGGTCTGAATCCGTCAGCACCTTGCGGGCATAGTTGGTGTTCGTCACCTCGTTCGCCGTCCCGCCCAACAGCGCCGCCAGATCGTCGCGATCCCTCATCGTCGCATCCGTGTCGCCATTTGCATCGATCACCACCAGCACCAGCGCGCTGTTCGCAGGGTCGTTGCTCTTCACGCGGTTGTAATACTCAACCACGCGCCCCTTTGCAATGTTGAATACAAAATCTGCCATTTTTTCATCCTTGGTTGAGCCCCCCACCCAGCTGAAAGGAAGGAACCGCTGGGTGGGGGAAACTCACGAAATAACTTTACGGCACTCCAGCAGCAGCTCGCGCTGCCTGCCGTCGAAATCCAGCACGTTCAAAATATCGTACACGTCGCTTCCGTGCACCACCTGCATCTTCGGCGCGATCCCGCTCCTGTAACGCAGTCTCCACTTCGTCACCACGGTCGCCGTCTCACGCCCCGCCTCGTTCACCTCCGACCCGCTCCAATCCTGTTTGTCTGCCCACGCCGTGCACACCGTCGCACCGTCGCCCACGCGCTCCCCGAACGCATTGCGGCTGGCATCCAGCGGCGCATTGCGGATCGTGATCGAATGTCTGTACTTGCCCGCATTGATGTTCGGAACCGTCGTCTGTGGCATCTGCTCTCCGCTAATCGCTAACAGCTAATAGCCAATAGCTAAACACTCACATCATCCGCAGGCGACTTCAACACGGCCACGAACAGGTAGTCCGATAGGTCGTCCGTCGAAGTCTGTGCCAGCAGTCCCTCGTCCGAGATCTCGCTCTCGAACTTTGCGCTCTGGTCGCCGCTCACGCCGTACACACCCGTCAGCGAGATCACATCATCGCCCAGGTGCGCCTCGGGCATCGGGATACTGCCCGCGCCGCTCAGCCCCGCGAACTGCACCTTGCGGTACTTCAGCGACTCCGCTTCCAGTTGGCTCAGCATGTTCGTCAAACCGAAAGCCAGCGGACTGTCCGTCATCTGGCTCCCCATCTGTCCGGGGACATCGAACCACATCACCAGCAGCATCGTTGCCGCGGAAACAGCCAGCGGGTTCTTCACCGTGTCCTGCGCCCAATCGCGTCCCGTCGCCCGCTTCAGGAAGGCATCCACCTGCGGCAGCAGGTCCTTCACGCGCGGGTCGGTCTCCTCGCAGCGCAGCACATTGATCGCCTGTTGCAGGGATAGGATCGTCACTTACTTGCCTTTCGGGAACGCTTCAACACCTTTGGCACATCTGGCACATCTGGCACCTTTGGCTCTTCTGGCTCTTCCATCTCTGGAATCTCCACCAGCGGCTGGTCCACCACCACTGCCCTGTTCTCATCGGGCATCTTGATGACCTTCCAGCCATCCGCCAGGAACTTCTCCAGCTTCGTGGCAGGCACGTTCATCCGCTCGCCCGCGCGCTCCATCAAATATTGTCCAGCCATACGTTCTCCATTCTCCCTCCCCTAAATTGCCGAATGCTATTTGGGGGAGGGTAGGGGTGGGGGCCAACTGCTAAAAGCTAATCAGCCGAGCTGGCGTCAAGCCAGCATCGGCTACTTCGGTGACACGAGTCACCGAAGCGCTATCCCAACAGCAGCGCGATGGCCTCGCTCTTGACAGCCTTCACGCCCCACGCCAGCGACACTTCCCAGATCACCTCGTGATAGGCGGCATAGCGTGATACCAGGAACGACAGCCCGCTGTACGGGTCGGTGATGATCTCGTGTTCGCCCAGCGCGCCTTCCTTCGGCAGTTTCGGCACACGCGCCACCAGGTGGATGGCATACCGACCGAAACCCCAGTTGCCCGTGTAGCTGTTCCCGACTGCCACGGGGTCGTTGTTTACCCACGCCACCTTGTTGCCAGGCTTTGCCAGCACGATATCGCCGTCACCGTCGCCCGCGAAGCCCGTGTTCAGCACGTACTTGTTGGTGTCGCGGCTGGTCTTGGTGTTCGTCAGCACGTCGCCCGCCAGGAAACTTCCCGTGCCCGTGTCAACGTGGATGGTCTCAGAACCGATGGCATAGCCAGCGGTCAGGTCCACCAGGTAGCCAGTCGCATCGCCCTTGGTGTGCGAGACGATCTGACCAGACTCGTGCAGTTGGAATCCCTGCAAGCGTCCCAGGTTGCCCTCGCGCAGCATCTCGGCGTCACCCGCCTCGTTCACCTTGAACAGGCTCGACTGCTTGGAGCGCATATTCGTTCCCGCTGCGCTGCTCAGTACCAGGTGCATATCGCTCATCCACGCGCCGTTATCCACCAGTATCTGGCGGATATTGGCAACGTCGCTCAGATCGGCGGCAGTCCCGAACGGGGCTGTCCCAGCCGTGCCGTAGGCGCGCGAAGCCCCAGCCTTTGCCGCAATGAACAGGTCGTACTCCACCTCGTTCACCAACGTGCGGAACGCCTGCTCGAAGGTCTGTTGCTGCACGTCGTTATATACTTTCTCGATGGACGACTGCTGCTCGCCAGTCCAGTGGAACGGAACCTTGCGGCTCTTGCTGATCGTCATCGAGCCAGCCGAGATCGTGCGCCCAGTCGGCTCGGTCGGGGTGGCGGCTGGCGTGATGTCCGATGCGCTCATCGCGGGGACAACAGGATATTCGACGGTCTGATCTTTCGCAGCCGCCTCCGCCGCGGCGTTCATGTACACCGCGGGGATGAACCCGACCTGCTCGCGCATCACTTTGTCGGCGGCGATCTGGATATCGGGGATCAGGTTAGTAATGGTATTTGCTGACATTGTTTATTACCTCGCTATCTTGAATAAATTAGACTTCGCCAGGAGCGAAGCTAAATAAGCCTGCCGCCGCGTTTGGCGAAGGCAAGTCGGTCCCGCGGGCTCATTGCGTTGTACTCCGCGAGGCTCATGGTGACGCGATCGGAAGGCTCGCCCTTCTTGTCGCTGTTCTCTGCGGGATCCGCAACGGTTGAGAAAAGAGCCGCCGTATTATCATTCACCAGCGACGCGTCGCGCATGCTGATGTACAACTCATTGGCGTCTTCCGCTTGCTTCTGTGCCTTATCCAGCGCGGGGCGCAGTTCAAGCGCTTTTCTCTTGCCGTCTTCGGTCCCATCGTTGAAGGCGGCGTCCATTTCAGCCAGGATCCGCTTCACTTCGGCGTCCGCACTCAGTGCGGCGTCATAATAGGGTTTCAGATTGGGCATGTTCATACTCCTTTATAGATGGTTACATAATCACGCAGGGCCTGCGCCTCGCGTTCAAACTCCGCGTCGGCTGGCTCGCTGGATGCCGCCTCCGCGTTGATCTTCGATTGTCCGTTCGTCACGCCCAACAGACGGTCAACCGTCTCGTCCAACGTGCCGATGCGGTCCGCCATCCCCAGTTCGACAGCCTGGCGCGCCCCCACCATGCGCCCCTCGCCGAATCCGTTGCGGACCTGCTCCACATCCACGCCGCGGTTGCGTGCCACGGCGCCGATGAAACTCTCGTAATACTGTTCCACGCTCTCACGGATCGCCGCCCGCGCTTCCTCGGTCAGCGGCTCGTAGGGGTTCGCCTCGGTCTTGTACTTGCCCTTGCTGATCAGCGATACCTTTACGCCCTCCGCCATCAACGCCGCAGACATATCCTTGTGCACGGCAAAGACGCCGATGCTCCCCGCTTCAGCAGACGGCGCCATCACGATCTCATCCGCCGCGGACCCGATCCAGTACGCCGCCGAAGCCATCGTATAGTTCACCACCGCCACCACAGGCTTGATCCCGCGCGCCGCATGGATCTGGCTCGAAACCTCGTCCACACCGTTCACCTGCCCGCCTGGGCTGTTCACATCCAGCACGATCGCGCCCACCTCGGGGTCTTTCACCAGCGCCGCGAACTGTTTCCCGAACATCTCCGCGCTCGTCGCGCCGGAGACCTCCGTCATCAGGTTCGCCCGCGGGAAGATCGTCCCGAACAGCGGCAGCACAGCCACCGACTGCACGCGTCTGTCCTGTGGACGGCTGGCGCCGTGGATCCGCGCCTGCACCTCCTCTGCGTCCAGTTTCTCGCCCAGCAGGTGCCGCTCCACGATCTCCTCCAGCGAGGCCAACTTGTGCGGCAGGATCGCCCACGGCGTCTCCACAAAGGCTTGCAAGATCAGTGACGGGCTGTTAGGGTTGCGTTTTGACATTTGGTTCTGCTCCGATCTCCGCATTATTGCGGCTCATCCAGAATTTATCTCCCAGCGGGTACGAGTTCTCATCCTCCAGCCCGCGTGCTTCGTTCGGCTGCATCGTCCCCGAACGGATGCGGATCTCATACAGCTCCGCGCGGCTCTTCGCGTTCGTCCGCAGGATTGCCTCGCGGCGGAACTTGAAATACTCCATCTGCTGCGAAACGTCGGCGATCCAGCGCAGTCGCGCCGCCTGCTCCCACTGCACCAGGTGCGGGTCGAGCGTGCTCTTCAAATAGTCCAGGTCCTGCTGTTCGTTGCTCTGGTAGCTCTGTTTGCCCATGTTCAGCTTATAAGCGGGGTATTTGAAGAAGTTTGCGATCTCCAGGTCCGTCGCATTGATCTGCTCCAGGAACTGCGCGTCCCTCGGCTGCATCGTGATCGGCTCGAACTTCGTCACCTTGTTATCGAACACCACCAGCGAACCCGCATTATCCGAGCCTGCCAGCACTTCCATGTACGAATCGCGGTACTTGTCCCGCCCTTCCTTGTCCAGCATCGCGTTGACCTGCACGTATGCCGCGGGATTCAGCCCCTTGCCCATGATGTTGCTCTGCGTCTCAGCCTGCCCCAGCCGCAGCCCGACCGTCTCGCGCGCGTACTCCAGCACGCTCTTGCCCCAGATCCCGTTCGTCGAATTGATCATGATGTGCATCACCTCGACCGATGGGAGATAACGCTTTTCGCCGTTCGGGAACCGTACCTCGTACCACAGGTTTCCCTCCAGATCGAACAGCGGCACCGTCATGTTCGTCGGCAGGATGAACATCTCCCTCCGCGCGGGCGGCGGCGGCATCCACACCAGGGCATTCCCCCAGAACAATAGCCACATCATCGCCGTCTTCTTGAACACGAACGGGTTCATCCAGCGGTTCGGCGCCACCTCCACCAGGTACGACGTATTCTGCACGATCGGGTCCGGCTCGATCTTCACCGTCTCCCCGTCCGTCCTGCGCAAATGGTGCAGCGGCATCGAAGCGATATCGTCGCTGATCCCGTTCCCGCACCGGAACACTACCGCCACCGACTTCGATAATTCGGGGCTGACGTACTGTTTCGACTTGGTATACGCGCGTCCCGCCCACTTATTGCCGCCCGCATCGGGCACAGCATCGCTCTTCGTCGGCGGGCTTGCTGTATTCACCGTCTTCAACGCACCTGATACGATCATTTCGACCTCGCCTTCCCGATCAGGTAACTGAAATGCAGGCAGAACGCGCCCGCCACGAACAAAGCCGCCACAGGCTCCAGCAGGTACGCCCCCGCGCACCACAACCCCGCCCCAGCCAGGTACAGCAGGTCGTCCACGTATGCCTGCAAAAACGCCTTCACGATGCCCCTCCTCCCCCAAATTCGTCGCTCTCCCGCATTTGGGGGAGGGCAGGGTGGGGGTCATATTCCCCAAACACACTCACCAGTGGGCCGCTCATCGCTTTCACCCGCTCCACGTGCGGCAGGACTCTCACACCCTCCTCCACCCACGGGCGGGTATAGAAATCCAGCGGCATATCGAACAATGGGTTGTAATACGTCGAGGGCGGGCAGTGCTTAACAGGTCCCTGGTAGCAATCCATCCCGCACAGGATCACCGGATCGCACCCCAGCCACAACGCAAACCACGTCGCCGTATTGCTGCTGAAGTGCCCCGTCCACACCGACTCAACGTCGAAAACCACGTCGCTCGTCGGGTCTGGGCTTACGTGGATCGCCCTATGTAACTTCACCGCATGTTCCTGCAGCGGGTTCGTCTCGGGCGTGTCGTTATAGACCATATAGTGCGGCTTGCAATAATAAAACGCGTGATAATTCACAGCGATCAACAGGCATCCCTTCGGCAGGCGCGCCATATCAGACGGCAGACTCGGCCCGCCTCCCAGCACCGCCGCAATTCTCCCCTCGAACCTGTCCTTCATCTCAGAAAGATAAAATTTTTCTTTCATGCGCTCACCAGGAAGTCCCGTGCCACATACAACCGCCCGTCCCCGTAATTCGTCGGCCAGTCGATGTCGCTCCACACGGGGTGAAAATGCACCACCCCGCGCGGCTTGTCCGTCTCCCTGCCGCCTTCGATAGCCGTGCATTGCTGCACAAGCCATGGATGATTTTGATGCGTTATTATTTTGATTTCATGTTTGCGTATTCCCACTACGCGGAAGAACGTAATCCATTCTTCAGTCGTTTTCGCGGGATATGCGCCAAAACGAACATACTCCACGGGCTTTCCATTCTCATCCGTCTGCACCCTCACCAATTGTTGCCCAAATAAAATCGTCCCAAATTGCAATTTTCCTTCATTGATCCAATATGGACGGCTCGGAGTCCCGGACAAATCGTGATTGCATAGCCAATTCATCTTATGAGAAATAGTTCCGTAAGGTTTGTCTTCTGCGAATTGATACGATCTCAAAATGTCATAATCCACCGTTTGAAATTTTGCAATATCGTTGAAAAACGGCGCGTTGTTGCGCCCAAAACTCGCCAATTTGACCACTTGAAAGTTCGACGACGTTACTCCGCCTTGTAACGCCATCATCAATGGATCTATGTATGAACGCGTTCGGAACACGCCAGCAGGCACATGCGGCGCCTCTGGCTCCCTTGCTCCCAACTCGATCCTAATCGGCAAAAATGGCATCAATCGCTCTCCGCTAATCGCTAACCGCTATTTAGCTTTGACCACACCCGTCACCACCGTCTCGACATACGGGGACCCACCGCCTCCCAGCGTAATCGTATAAGGCATGTCCGCCGCGTCTTCTGCAGGCGGTTCGGATTGAACGACCGGGTCCCGCGTGATCTTGAAATATACCCTGCCCGATACAATGTAATTCAAAAAATTCCCATCGGGCAATTTGAACCATTTATCGGCCGGAACGTTCTTCCCATTCACTACCTCCAAAAATTCAACAACGCTGAATGGCTGCGTTCGTTTTCCGGTATCATTTCCACTGACGACCTCGGGCGATGTGCGAATCGTTCCTGTCTTTCCCAAAATTTCCGAAGCTTGACCGTTCATATTGTCTCCTCCATTTGCTGGCGGGATAGTCCCAGCCAAATATTTTTGTTCGAATTGATTTTTGCTTCCATTGAAATAATTCGCGTCTATTTCCACCGTTGGTTGTCCCCATTTCAACGACGGCGTGCCATATTGCCAGTGAGTCCAATTCGTCCATGGCGGCGGAATCCGCACCGCGCTCTGGGACGAATACCATGCCAGCCATAGCGGACGCTCTTTCAAATATGTATATTGCGCCGCGTTCACTGCCGCCGATGAATTTTCTAAAAACCAATAATATCCCGTATACATTCCCACTGTCTTACATTTGATTCCAGCCGTTTCGATCTTTTGCATCAACTCCGTTACGCGCGGCAAACCTTCATAAGCGCCGCCGTAATTCCTTTCCCAATCCACAAATAATTCCAATTCAAAAGAACGCCCCTTCATTTGGTTCTTGATCACTTCCAATTGCTGATCGGGCGAAGCGCGCCCATCAAAAAACCAGTATCCGCCCAAAGCGATCCCCAATTCCTTTGCCTGCTCATAGAATTTAACAAACGACGTATCTGGCCACGTGTTTTGTCCAACGCGAATGATCGCCGCCCGCGCGTATAGCGCATACACATCCCAATCCATTCCCGCCTGATAAAAAGATATATCCGCGAAATGTTCGGGATCCTGAGGCACAATGATCGTCGTTCTGCGTACCAGCAAATCGAACAACCAGGCATAACGCTCTCGAAAAGTATATCGCCTGCGTTCGTATTGGTATAAATATTGCCCTGCTCGTGCTAGTGTCATTGTCTCTTCAATTCTCCAGTATCAGGCGGATCCACAGGCACAATGCCATTATTGATCAATTGCTTCATCAACAAGGCGCTCCAATTTATATATTTCTTTAGTTGCGTCTTCAAATAAGCAACGTCATATTCCAGATCTGCGATTTGTTTTCGCATATTTTCAAGAAGATCGCTATAAGCGTCTCCGATCTTCTCCGTTGCGTCCGCTTTGTGCGCTTTTTCAGCGTTGCGCATTTGCAAAAACACCATCGCGCCCATGAAAAGCAACACTGCCGCCGTCAGCCATAATGGAGAGTTATCAGGAAGGCTTGGCATTATTTATTATTTCCTCACAGTGTTCCTGCGCAATGAAAACAAGATCGATAATTGGAAAAATAAATAACGACCAGCGAATCCATACCGCTCGCGCGTCTGCATCCATCGGCACAAATGTTACGAACCAGTAAACCGCCGCTACGATTAATCTTCCAATCGCCTTCCCAATGTACCTGAAGCGCGCATTCTTCCGCTGCATAGCGCGCAATCCGTATGCGAACGCATACAAACTCCATAATGAGGCGACAAGCCAGGCGGAAATTAACACAATCCTATTTGCGCGGAAACCGCTGGCGATAAATCTTGTAAAAGCCGAATGCGCCAAGAAGCACAACCAATAATTGGAGCAGCGCGGCTGCAATGTTCTCGAAATCCATAGGTATTTTCAACAACAATACCTTGATAATCACAAATACCGCGGACCAAATAGCGGCAGTCACTTGCGCGGCATACCCCATAAGATTAACTTTCAATAATTTCGAGAGTTCCGTCAGCGCAAATACCACGACGATCCCGATCAGGGAAATCAATATGTTCTGCAATTCGACGGGAAATTCGATCAAAGACATGATATTCTCCTTTTTTTTTCAAAAAAAACGCCCGATGACTCTTTATAGGTCATCGGGCGTTCACCTTTCGGTCTACTGGCTCGATTGTGTCACACTACGAGCGACGCAATTTTCAACGTGCAACGTAACGTCATATTATCATATTTTGTTTTCAATTACAAGAAGCAAAAATCGTTTTTTCGGAGCCTCATTAAAATCCAAAATCCTCCGATTTTACATATTCCTGGTAACTCGTCGCATCCCTCAACGGCTGAATGCGGAACAACGCATCGATCGTCGCCGCCAGCAGGTCCACGCGCCGCGTATCGATCGCCTTCCTCTTCGAGATCATGATATTCTCCTTGCTGTCGATGATCTCCTGCGCGTTCCCCACGCACCAGGTCAACAGCGGAGAACCGTCATACACAAGTTTACCGTCCGCCACCTGCTCGCGGAAGAACTTCGTCGGTTCGTTCAGGTTCGGCATCGTCTGCCGCACCTCCACCGTCGTATAACCCAGCTCGTCCATCTCGTTCTTGAAATGCGTCGCATTATACGGGTCGTAACAGATCTCATGCACCTGCCAGCCGTTCAGCGCCGCATAATGGACCGCCAGCGCGCGCGCCTCCAGCACCTTCCGTACTGGGTCGTCTGGGTCGCTCGGCCACTCCCCCGCGAACAACTGCCCGTTCACCGCCTCGATCTGGTCCATCAACCGCTGATAATCCACCACATCCCCATCCGTGATCGTCACCCACCCCGCCTTCGCCCAATCGCGGTACGGGATATGATCGCTCTTCTCGTGCCTGATCACTGCCGCCTCGGGAATGAATCCGTGTGCGCTGACAGCGATCCGCCCATCCTTCAACGCGAACGCATACCCCAGCGCCGTCAGGTCGATCTTCTTCGACAGGTCCACCCCCACAATGCACATCGCGCCCTGAGTCAACCGCAGGAACTCCTCCCGCGTCACCCCGCAGCGGTCCCACTTCGACGGCTTGCCCCCCTCCGCCACCATGTAATTCCCCATATACGTCGCCTCGTTCCCATGCACCCAGATGTTCAGGTTGCGCACGCGGAACTCCCGCACCTTCTCGGGCAGTTGGCTCCCGAACGCCGTATCGTGCTGCTCCTGCAGCTCCTCAAAACTCTGCGGGATCAAACACCGCAGCGGGTTGCTCTTGATCCAGTTTTTTGGATCCGACTCATTGTCGTCCTTGTCCAACTCCCTGATCATTATAAAATACCGCTCGCTCGCCCTGTCGTCCCGTATTTTCCCCGTCAGGATGTCCTTGCAGTAGATATATTCGCGGTAACATGGAGACTCCGTGTCATTCCCCGCGGTCGTGATAATCAGTGGCACCAGCGGCTGCGCCCTCTGCCCCTTGGCGCTGTCAAACACATCCACCATGATGCTCGTCGTATGATCCGCGTACTCGTCGATCACCACGCATGACGGGTTCCTGCCCTGCTTATTCTTGCTGTCTTTTGAAATCGGCATGAACACCCCGCCGCGCTTGCGATGCATGATCTTGTGGTTCCCGATTTTTAGCCGCTTGCTGATATCTGGACTCTCCAATGCCATCGACCGCGCCGATTCGAACAACAGCCGCGCCTGCTCCCTGTCCACAGCAGCGGTATACACCCTTGGGCTTTGCTCCCCGTCCCCCACCATCATATACAGACACACCCCGCCCAGCAGCGTCGTCTTCGCGTTCTTCTTCCCCACCTGGATGTACGCCTTTTTGAACCGTCGGATTCCCGTTCCCTTATGCACCCACCCAAACAAACACCCCAGGTCAAATTTATGCGCCTCGATCAGCTCGATCGATTCCCCAGCGAAGAAGCCTTCCACGTGCCGCAGATATCGGAAGAACTCGATCACGCGGTCTGCCTTCTTATCGTCGAACCGCCACTGGTAGCTCTTCTCATGCGCAATACGGATGTCACATTTCAGTTTGATTTTCTGCGATAACTGGCCTGCCCGCGCCAGGTCATTCAGGTGGCGGCGGCAAGCCAGGCGCTCCGTCTCCCCTACCGTGATCGCGCCGCTCACGGCATTGATCGCATACTGCGTAACTGCGTGCATAATCAGTCAAACTTCGACCCAAACCCGTCATCAGCCTCGGCTGGCGGCTTCTCGGCTGGCGCAACACCCACACGCGACCGCGGGGTCAGATACATGCTTTTAGCGTAGTCGTGCGATAGTTTGCGCTTCCCGTCCAGGCGCGCGTCCAATCCCTGCACGCGGGCTATCAGCGCGTTGTACTGCTCGCTCAGCGAGTAATACATTTTCATCTGCTCCACATCCCTGAGGTTGATCTTCTCTAGCTTCTTTTGCAAACTCATCGCCTGCTTATACACACTGGACCGCAGATCTTCCAGCCACAGGCACTCTTCCTCCAGCAGGCAGTACTTCGCGAGCAGGTCCGTGTCGAACGCGGTCACGAACATGTGCTCCGTCTCGAAATATAGCGACACCAGGCGGTCCCACGTCGCGCCAGCGTGCTTGTGTTTCTGCAGCAACGGTGGCGGCTTGCGCGAGAGCTGCGTGCTAGGGACCATAGCCGCTTCAGCAGCTGCGCGGTCCGCAATCTCGTCTTTCGTTGCGTGTCGTTTATTTAGGGTTTGTGGCTTACGTGCCGGCATATAACCTCTGACGCAAATATCTCACATTGGGAAATTATCGAACGGATGTC